GGACATTCTTCATAAAACTGGGATTATCAATAACTGGCGTACGTGAAAAGCCAAAGATTGAAGCTATTGATCCAATAGCTGTGGCTCCGATTTCAGTAGCCCTGGCAAAACGACCCAAAATGGGGACACCCTTCAGTTTGTTTGCTACATTAGCAACAACACTAGCTGGGGTTGATATTGGGCCACTAGCAAAACTATCAGCTTGTAAAACAATATCAGATTGCATTGCAGCTTCGCCAGTGGTTTGTGCCAAGCTTATTTCTTCAGCCCAGGCAAAAACTGACACGGTAACCACATCAGTAGTGACTGCAGTAGAGAGTAAAGTTCCAGTACTTCTGAATTTTACTTCTCCCATAGCAGCCATATCTGCTGCCAAGGTTATGTCCAACCAATTCTTGTTATAGAAGAATGGAAGACATAAACACCCGCCAGAACCAGTGGCAGTGTCTAACCAAACATGAGGGCGTTGACTATACGAAACAAGATCAACCGTTGCGCCACCAGAATTCGGTGCAATGACGGTGTCTTGCAAAGGGGTGTAAACTGCCATCATCTTCCCATAAAGGGATGGTGACCCATTTACAACAATCTTAACTCGCAACTTACACCGCACATATGCATAGTTAGATATTTTATCTTTAACGCTGGAATTGTTAAAGAAAAGATGCCATGGCTCTATCGTCTCAGTAACCTCAGCACCTTCAGCCCACGTAAACTCGTGGATCTTAAGAGGACGCTCCAACCATCTATTAAGAGTGAGAGTATCTGTTCCACCAATGTTATATGATGAATCAGGTTTACTATTGATAGTGTTGGTATATCCAACTTCAGAATCAAAGAACGAAACTTGTTGTGATGTCAAACACACATTAGAATCGCTCTCAGATATCGTATTATTATGGTCCTTTACACCTCTAATTGCTGAGTTATTATTATTCATTGTAATTTAGAGGTAGTGATGTCATGTTAGGTACTAATAGTTGACATCAATGCTATTAGTGCCTCCTCCCATGCAGAGGAAATATGTACAATATATATTATTCAGTATTAATCATTATTATTCAATATTATTCATTATTATTATTATTATTATTATTATTATTATTATCAACATTACAACAAGGCTACATCCGGTTTAAAAGAGTGGTACTGATCAAGCAGCTCGTCATAGGAGGGTAAATTCACTAGAGAATACTGCATTAAATTTGCTTTTGCAAAAATTTCCATTACCATGCATCTCTTTTCATTATAAATTTCCCTACCATAAAAGAAATACTCACGTAATCCTGCTTGTACAGAAGATATAGCTTGCTCTTCTTCGGAAATACACTTAGAGCGCACCCAAACTGTAAACATCTTGTTGATGGATTTTTCCTCTAATTCAGCCATATAATGGCCAATCTCAGGGTCAAATCTCCATCGACGCTTGAGAAAACTACAATCACGCATGTGAATAAAAGGTACACTCTTGGCTTCC